AGCCTTGATACCGCCGAGACGATAACTAGCCACGATGAGTCTCCATGATGTAGGCATCGGCTAAGCCTTTAGCGTCATTGACCGAACGGAGATAGTAAGCCTTGTAGTGATCGGCTTCATCTTTCCACTCGTTGACTTCTTGTTGCCAAGCAGAACCGTCATTATGTAGTTGTTGTCTTAACTGGCGCACCTTCTCAGTGAGTCGGTGGTTCGCTACGGCGGTGCTGACTAGCAGACCAACCGTAACGGTTAGAGCGATAGTGATAGCGACTATGTCGCTCATCAGTAGAGTTACCATATTTTTACCTTTCGTTAATCGCTGTACGATATATCATACGGCGAGCAGATACGGAATATCCACTCTCAAAGGATACGCTACGCCGGTCGCTAAGTCAAAGACCGTTTTCCTTAAAATCAGCGCCGGTGCGACTAGGGCTAACGACGACTAGGGCTAGCAAGCAAGCCCCAACACAAACCGTCCTCGCCTGAAATCAGGCTCGGACACAAACTTTTCGCGCGCGCCCAGACGCGCCGGATTTTCGCGCGCCCGATTTTCGGGCAAGAAAAAACCCCCGCCCGATTTCTCGGACGGGGGTTTGGATTTTCTTTACTTAATCCAACCGAACCGCACCCAATTCTTTAGCATAGCCTCGAATTGTTCCGCTTCGACTTTCTTCCCTTCGAGCGCCTCGATTTTCTGAGCCTTAGCCCACTCGATCAAGACCAACTCCGCGCGGCTCATGCGGCAACTTCCTCAGCCTCGAACATGATCGCGTTAATCGTCTCGGCTAGTGCCTCGATTAGCGCCATGTCCACCTTGTTTTCTTTTCCTTTTCCAGACTTTAGGCGCTTGTCCAGTGCCTTAACGAGATCGTTAATATGCACCGCCTTATCTGAATACTTCGTGTTCTTGTCGGTTGATGGCTTGCGCTTCTTAACTTCGCCCTGAGTTGGAACTGCTGAGCGAACTGCGTCGACAGACTTTCCAGTGATTACATCTGAAAAGGACTTCTGATCTTTCTTAGGCTTGTTCTTGTTCGACGCGTTCACGAAAGCAGACGCCTCACGAGCCAGTTGGAATAGCGCCTTTAGAGTTTTCTTTTCGCCACCAGCCAACTTGCGCAACTCGTGAGCCTTCGCCCAATACTGAACTGATGAAGTTGTGAGAGTTGGCAAATTGCCCTTTTCTGAAATTACCTTTTCCAGAGTAACTTGCATGCCTCGAACGGTTACGATATTGCGCGCCATAAGATCGACGCCAGTTAGCCAAACGAGAGTTTCCTTATCTAGTGAACTTCCAACGACATCGCTGAAAGCCTTGTCTAGCACTGGATTTACATCGTCTCCAGTTACTATGATTTTCTTAGTTGTTGTTGCCATGATATTTTCTCCAATTTATTTTTCTGGGAAATCCCCGACGGACTTCCACTAAGACAATTAGACCATTTTCTAGCCCTTAATACAACTACCCAAAAGCCCTAATTTCTGGCGCGTGTACGATATATCGTACAGACCCAGCGCCCAGACTTTCCCCGATCCAGCCCCCTCGAACTGCCAGAGCCTCAGCCCTCGAACTCTCGAACCGCCTCGAACTGGCGGAACTCTCTGGAACTTTCCAGTGATCGAGAAGCCCCGAAGCCCCGAACCGAAAGCCCTCGGCAGATAGTCAGCCAACACAAACCGAGCGCCATGCGCGGATATCGAACACGCGTTCGAAAAATCGCGCGCTCGCTCCCTTCGGTCGCTCGCGTTAAAAAGGTGCTCGTTCCTCGCACTCTTTTAGAGCCTAGAAAGGAGCGCGGAGCGCACTCTTTCAGGCTTGTAAGGCTACGAGTCGCTGGAGCGACCCCACCTTATTAAATCCGCGGAGCGGATACTATACACTATCGCACAAAAATATTTTCCCAGTATTTGACGGGAAATGTCCGATTTAGTATATAAAAGTAGTGAAGTGCATCACATTCTTAAAGTCATAGCGTTCGCTATCTCCTTTTGAACGGGTTATATATAGTATAGGCGAACGGTACACAGAAGTGAGCCTATCGGGTCTTGAGGGGCTGGCTTTATTGCCAGCCACGAAAGCGAGGGGGTAGCGAGCGCGCTTTTCAGCGCGAGCGATAAGGGGGGAAATGACCCCCACTTGATTGATTTTAATGGGGGTGTTTTATATGGTGGCTAAAGGTGGTAAAGAACACCATAACGTAGTAGCCCTCCGTGAGGCCAAGGCTAAAGTACTAGAGTTTATTAAGCAGGGGCTAGACCTACCCGACGCTATTTCTCGGGCAGATCGTAAGCCTGATGTGATGAAAGACTGGCGCAAGGACGAACAGTTCATGAAGGCGCTGGAGAAGGCTCGTGCCGAGGGTGAGAAAACCCTGAGCATAGTCTCGGGTGATGCCAAGTTCAAAATTGGCTTTGAGGAGTTCTCGAGAGAGTTCCTAGACTCCCCGATCTTTCCACATCACAGGTCGTGGATCGACCTGCTAGAGGGACGGGAACCTTCTTACCTGCATGAGAGCATGGTCTATGACCCAGCCTCCAAGAAGCGGTTGCTAATTAACGTGCCGCCTGAGCATGCTAAATCGACGGTCATCACCGTCAACTATTGCGTCTATCGTATTGCGATGGATCCGAACATTAAGATCACCATCGTATCCAAAACTCAGGAACGCGCCAAGGAGTATCTCTACTCCATCAAGCAGCGACTGAGCCACGAACGCTGGGCTAAGTTACAGGCTGTCTATGGCAGCGCTGGGGGATGGAAAGAAGATGCAGATACCTGGAAAGCAGACCGTATCTACCTCTCTAGAGACTCCACTGAAAAAGACCCTACTGTACAGGCTCTCGGTATTGGCGGTCAAATCACTGGTGCTCGTTCTAACCTTATCATTCTTGACGACGTTGTTACTACGTCTAACGCTCATGAATGGGAAAAGCAACTTCTGTGGTTGCAGCGAGACGTTGTAACCCGTCTCGGAGATAATGGCAAGTTACTTGTCGTAGGCACACGTATTGCCTCCAATGACCTCTACCGCGAGATCCGTTCGGCTGAGCACTGGACAGGTGGCAAATCACCTTTCACGTACCTGTCAATGCCAGCCGTTCTAGAATTTGATGAAGATCCTGAGAAATGGGTCACGCTATGGCCTAAGTCACATCTACCCTGGGAGGGTTCAGATGAAGATATCTTTCCCGATGAGGACGGTCTGTATCCTAAATGGAATGGGCCAGCACTCTTTCGACGACGAAGCGAAGTTAGCCCTAGCGCGTGGGCATTGGTTTATCAGCAACAGGACGTACAAGAGGACTCTATATTTTCCCCTCTCGCTGTGCAAGGTTCTACTAACCGAATGCGAAAGAGAGGGCCACTGCGAGTAGGTACTCCAGGGCATCCTACAGAAAAAGGCAACTGGTACACCATCATGGGTCTTGACCCAGCGATGACTGGACGTACCGCCGCAGTAATCATGACGGTTGACCGAGTAAGTCGCATGCGATATGTACTTGATGTCGAGAACATGTCTGAACCTACTCCGCAAAAGATTCAGAACTTGATTGAAAGATGGGTCGATAAGTACGGCCCCCATGAATTGCGTATTGAAACTAACGCACATCAGAAGGCTTACGCCTTAGATACAGATTTACAGCAGTACCTAGCCTCCGTAGGAGTTAAGTTCTCTGGTCAATTTACTGGCAAGAACAAATGGGACACTGGTTTCGGAGTTGCGGCTATGGCTGGACTTTTCGGAACAGTACGCGGCAAAGAACACCAAGACGATAACCTGATTGAACTTCCTTCACAGGACGGTTCAGAAGGTGTTAAGTCTTTGATTCAACAGTTAATCACATGGGAACCTAATACCAAGGGTAAAACCGACTGTGTGATGGCGCTATGGTTCTGTGAACTACGCGCTAGAGAAGTCATCGGTGTTACCCGTAACGGTCAGGCTCACATTAGCAATAAGTGGGCTACAAGAAGTCAACTTCAAAATCGTTTCACACTCAATGTAAACGACTATGAATATGGAAACGAATAGGAGATACAAATGGCTATGAAGCCTAAGAAGATTATATCAAACCGTGGTGAGGTCGGCGTAGGCGGATCTACTCGTGGTGTTGGTCAAGGACTTACTGGATCGAAAAAAGTAACTCCTAAGGTCACACCTAAAAAGGCTACACCTAAAAAGAAAGACTACTCCGCAAACGAAAAGGCGCTTAACGATGCTGTATCACGCATTCTTAATGGCCCTTGGCGTACCGATCTATAATAAATAAACAGACAATAATAATTTTTTTCAAACTTCGTTAGGACAATAATGGTTGCAGATATCGATACTATTGCAAAGCGCGTTGATAACCTCAAACAGCGCCATGCGGAGCGTGATATTCGCATGGAACAAATCCAGGCTGTCCGCAAAGGTAACATGGTGGATGTATTTCCAGAATTGTTCCCTGAGGGTATGCCTCACTCGATGGTTGCCAACTTCATCGATGTTGCTGCGCGCGACTTAGCAGAAGTTCTAGCCCCACTGCCATCATTTAACTGTTCAACAGTAGCCGTTGCTAACGCCAAGGCTCGCGCCTTTGCTGATAAGCGCGGCATGATTGCTAACAACTACGTATTTAATTCACGCCTACAGTCACAGATGTACTGGGGTGCTGACTGGTACTTCTCCTACGGTTTCCTTCCTATTCACGTAGAGCCAGACTTTGAAGATAACCTTCCTCGTATTCGAGTTGAAGATCCTATGGGTTCATACCCAGAGTATGATCGCTTTGGACGATGCGTAGCATACGCCAAGCGTTACATGAAAACAGTACACGAACTTGCTAATGAGTTCCCAGAACACGCTCCTGCACTTCTTGGTCGTCTTGGTTATGACCGAGATAACAACATGGATGTTGAACTTATCAAGTATATGGACAAGGATCAGACTGTCCTGTATGTACCTTCACGCAGTAACTTAGTTTTGAGCCGTATCAAGAACCCACTGGGTAAGATGACTGTGCGTATCGCACGTCGCCCTGGAATTGATGATGAGTCTCGCGGACAATTTGACGATGTTATCTATGTACAGATGGCTCGTGCTCGTTTTGCAAATCTTGCTATGGAAGCGGCTGAAAAGTCAATCCAAGCACCATTCGTCGTACCTAGCGATGTAATTGATTTGCCTATGGGGCCTGATGCGATTATTCGCACATCCCAACCACAAGGTGTCGGGCGTGTCAAACTTGACATTCCCGCTGCTACTTTTCAGGAGCAATCAGCACTCCAATCTGAATTACGACTTGGTGCTCGATATCCTGAGGGTAGAACTGGAAACATTGACGCCAGTATTATTACTGGTCAAGGTGTCCAGGCGCTACTTGGTGCTTTCGACTCTCAGATCAAGGCTGGTCAAACCATTCTTGCTGAGGTGTTCGAGGATATTCTCAAGTTGTGCTTCGAAATAGATGAGATGCTATTCGATGAAGATAAGAGTGTTAGAGGAACAGCGCAAGGTACGCCGTACGAATTAAAGTACAAGCCAAGCAAAGACATCAATGGAGACTCTTCAATAGAGGTTCGATATGGTTTGATGGCTGGATTAGATCCTTCCCGCGCCCTAATATTCTCACTTCAAGCACTAGGTGCAGACCTAGTATCGAAAGACTTCATCCGTCGTGAACTTCCATGGAGCGTTAACGTAACACTGGAAGAACAACGAATTGAAATCGAAAAGATGCGCGATAATCTTACAGCCTCTATCACAGCAACTGCACAAGCAATTCCTGCGATGGTCGCACAGGGACAAGATCCATCTGCGCTAATCCGTAATATTGCCGACGTTATTGAACGTCGTCGCAAGGGGGAAAACATAGAGGATGCTGCCTTGGCAGTGTTCACGCCTCCAAAGCCTGAACAACCGATGCAGCCAGAGATGGCTCCACCAGGCACACAAGGCCCAGTAGAGCAGGCGCCCCCGTCCCCAGCCACTCCTGGACAACCTTCTGGTGGGGCCTCTCCACAACAAGCACCACC